GTAGAGCTTTCTAACTCCTTCCAAAAGAAAGAGTTCTCAATTAAGAATTCCTCTAAAGCTTTTTCCATACTTGCCGATAAAATCTACTCTAACAAAATCCGTGCAGTCCTTAGGGAAATTTCTTGTAATGCCTATGACTCACATGTGGAGGCCAAAAATCCAGCCCCATTTGACGTTCATCTTCCTACCTACCTAGAATCATGGTTTTCGGTTCGGGATTACGGCACCGGAATTTCGCCAGAAAGTATGAACACTTTTTATTCCGAGGTCTTTACATCTACTCGTGGTAACTCTAATGATTTCGTGGGAAGCTTAGGGATTGGTCGCTTGAGTCCATTTTGTCTGTGTGACTCTTTCACATTGGAATCGTTTTATAGGGGAACTAAGTCGGTTTATTCAGTATACAAAGATAATCTAGGAATTCCCCAGATTGCACTTCTTACCCAAAACGAAACCGTGGAACCTAATGGGGTCCTTGTTTCGGTTACGGTCCCCTCAAGTCAAACTTACGAGTTCCAACATGAGGCTGTTAAAGTCTTTAAACATTTTGACAATATTCCCAACATTAATGTTTCTAGCGTAAAAGATCAGATTAAAGATCAGATCAAAGAGTATTTAGTTGATAACGAAGAGTTCTCTATAAGTTCTAATTATGGCGATCTGTTTGCTGTTATGGGTAATATTGCATATCTTATTGATTCATCACTAAACCCTGATCACTTTTCTGGAATTATTAAGTTTAAGATTGGGGAGTTGAATTTCGATTCGGGCCGAGAGAAGCTATCTCTGGATGTTAGAACGAAAGAGAATGCGATAGCTAAAGTTCAAAAGGTTAGGGGTTCTATTGCTCGGATTTTGCTTGAGCAGGTCGAGGCCGAACCGACCCATTTTAGCAAGGTCCTAATGCTTCATAAGCTTGATAACGGCCACCTATCTGGTATTATAAAGGCGTCAACTCTTGATTTTTATAAGTATAGAATTAAAAGTTCTACCGTTCAGTTTAAAAGATATGAGAAATATGGTAAACGTGTCATAGAAAGTTCTATGCAGAAGCTGCCCTTAGATAAGACCGAATACTACCTTAAGAAGGACGGGTTCACAGCACGAATTAGAGAATATGTAAAGACTTCGGGGATTTCATTGTGCCTTCTTTCTCAAGATGTTATTGATGAGATACAGATTGACCCATCCTACATTAAGGATTTAGGGGCCCTCCCAAAGGTTCAAAGAACTCCCTCCGGCAAGACACCTACTAGTGGTATCGAATTGCTTAGCGGTGGACGTAGTCTCAAAGTAACAGATATTCCCGTGGGCGAAAAAGTTTATATCGAGGTGTGTAGGGATAGAGCAACAAATTATACTTATAGTTTTTTACATAATCCCTACGCTGATAAGTGGCTATCTAAACTTACCCATATTACTATTCCTGACATTTATCTAGTTAAGACTGCGGTAGCAAAGAAAAAATCATTCATGAAGGATGACTGGATCAGTTTGCCGGATTATATTAAAAGGGAGTACTCTAAAGTTAAGAAGGGAAGATATATTGCTTACGATGGATTATATGAACACGTCTTCAAGAGATCCTTTGAGCTTAAGGGGTTCATTTGGCCCGCTGATAATCCTGTTGTTACTTTTGTCCAAAAAATGCGGTTAAGAAAAAACAGTACGGAGTGCCCAATTCTTAAGGAGGTTGGGTATTACGACCCCGAAGCCGTAGATAACGAATTGAATGATCTAGAAAAACAGATTCTTGAGAATTACCCCATGTTGAGATTTGCAAACACGTCTGAATATAGCTATAAAATCGATGAAGAAGATCAAATTACCATCGCAAAATACCTTGGGGCCTATTGACACGTATCTCAACTTGTGCTATAATATTCGTATCGGGTCGCAAGACCAAAACTTTTTAGTTTAACTTAAAGGATTAGTTTTATGTCGCTTTCTTACATTAAAGATTCTAGAAATTTCTGGACCGTCGTGGTCTTTAACAAGAGCTACCAGTTTGATCAGACCCATGAAAAGTACGATCAGTTTGTCGAAGCTATTAAATTGGGCGATTCGGACGTGTTTGTTAAAGCGTTCGATACTACCGCGAAACTAAACACTTGGGGGGAGGGCCACTTCGTAGTAAAGGATGGGGTTCTTATGTATAAGGACAACGAGGTCCATAAGGTAGTTGCCGACCGAATCATAGAAATGGTTAAGGAAGGGTTCGATCATCAACCGATGCTTCGGTTCGTGGAGCGGCTGTATATGAATCCATCATTCCGTGCTATTACCGAACTATACAACTTCTTGCAACACAAGTTTTTGCCGATTGATCCAGACGGGTATTTCTTGGCTTATAAGGCCGTCACGAAAGACTTTAAGGATAAGTACACCTCTTCGGTAGATAATAGCATTGGGCAAAAGCCAGAAATGGCACGTTATAAAGTCAATGATGACTGTGATCAGGGTTGCAGTAATGGCTATCATGTTGGGGCTCATGCTTATGCTTCTGGGTTTTGCAGTGGCGATGACGTCATGATTATCTGTAAGGTCGATCCTGCGGACGTGGTGAGCATTCCTAAGGACTCTAATCAAAAGAAGCTACGATGTTGCAAGTATGAGGTCGTGGGCCTCTATGAGGGAGAGATGTGCCCTGCGGTGGTCGATAAGTATTCGGATACAAAGGCCCCTACCAGATCTTATGATGATGATGATGATGATGATGATGAACAAGATTCGTATGACGAAGAATATGACGAAGAATATGACGAAGACGACGAAGATGAAGACGAAGAAGATGAAGACGAAGAAGATGAAGACGAAGAAGAAGACGAAAAAATGCCTTTTTAGTGTGGTGGAGTTCAGATATACTAGTTATATCGGGACGAAACCTAGATGTTTGCCGAATACATTCATCTCGTGTGTGGAGCTATAGAGAATTTTTTATAACATTTTACAAAAAGAAAAATATAATGGTTTCTCGTGAGTGGGTTAATATTCCAAAAGACGAACAAAAGTGTGGCTATTGGAAAGCAGTGCCTAAAAACACAGATTCTATTATAGATGGGCTTGACTACGAAGTTGTTTACGTGTACTATAACGGCAGGTGGCTCGTTATGAGAATTTGTGACAACATGACTTATTCTTTTGAAGACTTTACTTGGTTCAAAAAACTTGACTTGGATTAAAATTATTATGGGATATTACACAAGATTTGACCTAGAGTATGTTGCTCCTGAAGATAATCTCTTAAAAATTGAGCTTGAATTGGCTCTCAGTCGTGATGGCACATGTCAATACGGTGCCTTGGAATTAGTTATGGATAGCTACGAAAAATTCAAATGGTATGATCATGAAGAAGATATGCTAAGATTTTCTAAAGAATTCCCAACTGTTTTGTTTACCCTTAAGGGGGACGGCGAAGAATCTCCAGATTTTTGGAAGAAATATTTTAAGGATGGAAAGATGTGTAAAGTTGATGGAGAGATTGTTTATAAAGAATTTGAAGAAAGTATGTTAAAGTGAAGCGGCCCAACTTTGAAGGAATGTCGGTTTTTCAACTTCAGGTTTATATTGAGGAGAATAATTATGATGAAGATTATTGTACCATCGTAGATAATGTGCCAGATTACGATCCTTTCCAAGATAAGCCAGATTCCTTTAAGGGCACCATTGAAGAATGGTACACCGAACTTGATTCGTTCGAAGATGTAATTAGGGATGAACTTATGGATATAGCCAGAGTCGTTTACATAGCTAAGATATTATGAATAAAGAACAAAGAGATCATTCTAAAGACCGCTCTAAAGTATGTAGTAGACTAGCCGTTGAAACTTCTAATATGTTAGAAGAAAAAATTAAAGAAGTTACAGGTGAATTAGAAAATAGTATGGAAATTGATCATTTTTTAGCATGTTTAAATAATAGATTAGCAGTTCTAATATTTATGAAATTTAATTGTAAACAAAATCCACTAAAGGGCTAACCCTATTGGGTCGGGTCGCTCGCCCCCCACCCTATTTTTTCTTTGTCAATCTTCGTTAAAAGTTATTTGAGTTTCCGGTTAAACCTAGGATACTTGATACTTTTAAACTTGGAGATTATTTTATGCGTTGGGATGTTGTTGAAGATGCAGTTCTTGTTTTGTTTTCGTCTGGACTCTTGACAGATAAAGAGTTCTATGCACAATTTAAGTGCGGAGAGCATGGAGGCATGGTTCGGAATCTGTTGCGTAAAAATGGTGTGCAAAAAGTTAGAAGTTTAGCGAAGAGGGCAATTGCTCGAAGAAAGAAAGTTCAAACATGCGTAGTGTTACCAAATACAAACTAAATAAGATTGTTAAGCGTAATATTGAGGTCAGGAAGTCTCAGGCTATCGCCAAGGTTCAGAAGCAGGCTAAATTAAAGCTAAAGACGGAGCTTGAGAATCTAGAAAGACTATCCTTTGTTATGAGCCATCCGGTAGAAAGGCTGACCAAGGGCCCTACCCTAGAATATACTAGGCACGTAGAGAACGTTCAGAGGGCTTTGTTAGGGGACCTAAACGCTGCCCGAGAGCAAGAGTTTAGAGAAAATAAGGATGCGGCGACTCCCACGTCTTAATTGTTCTGGGTAGTAGTTTAATGGCAGGACGTTGGGGGCACCCGAAATTGTGCGTTCGAATCGCACCTACCCAGTTTGTCAAGTGGTTTAAATTCTTATAGGTACTTTTTATGAGTGTTCTAAGATTACTAATGTCTTTTTTTGGATTTAAAATCTCCCCAAAAAAAGTTATGTTGCCAAAAAGCCCTATGTTACCAAAAGATCCTATGGACTGGAGATTAACTGAAAATAGTACATGTTGGGAGGCAGACCAATACTGCCCAAGATGTAAAAAGTCTACTTGGTACGACGAACAATTGTCACGTATTTGTAATGGCTGCGGATTTAATGGAAGTATGACTGGATACAGATCTAGTAGAAAAATATGGGATGGGCAAAAGTGGGTTCTTCAAATAAAGTATGGTAACGGACCTAACGAGTACATAATTCAATAAGGATAATTACTTTAGCATTTCCCACAAAAGATCTTAACAGCCACTTTGGCCTGTGCTATAATACACGGGTCGATTTGCTTTCAACTCAAAATTTTTAGGTTTACCTATGGAATTCATCTTTTGCGTGCTCATTACATCCATTACTATTTTATGTTTTTTGGCGATGCTCCCTAAGCATGTGCCGCCGAAGCAGCCGCCAGCAGAGTTTACCCCCAGAGAGCTTCTAGACAGGATGACTTACCTAAACGCTCTGTCGGGAGATAAGGCATCTAGGGACTGGGTCATGAAGAATATGTTTCAACCAGAAGTTTCTACGGAGGAAGAGCCTAGCCAAACCCCTAAAGAAGAGGTTGAAGACGCCATACTAGCTCTTTCTAAGATAGGTTATAAAAAAAGTGATGCCAAAGTCTTGGTAAATAAAGTAGTTCAAAACAAAACTTTTAATACTTCCCAGCAAATAATTTTAGAAGTAATGAGGAAAAAATGAGCGAACTAGATATTGGTAAAAGATCGATATTATTGATAGGGGCCCTATACAATGACGAAGAAATTTCTGATCTAAATATAATCTTTTCATTAGACTCTTGCTCAGATGAAGATAACGCAGTTATACATATTTCTGAATTTAATTTGCCCCCAAATATATACATGATTATCCTAGATCTTTTGAAAGAGTATTTCGGTGTCGATCCTTCCATAAGCTTAATGGCGATTGATTCTGAAGACAGTAAAATAATTGTGCAAAGATAGAGTATTATGACTATACCATTTAATATACATGAAATCTATCAATCCATACTTAGCGAATTCACTAAGGATCAGGCCGATGATGTCTTATTAAACACGATGATGATGGATATGATTTCTATTGATCCGGCTTTTGCGGCTTATATTACTGAAATATCTTTAATTCAGGCTAAATTTCCTATTTCAAATTCTGACGTTGTTATATCTCGAAATTGTTTTATGGCATATTTCTCATACAAGGTGGCTCGTATCAAAATGATGAATTCCCTAGAACCCTCCAATAACTGATGCATAATCTAGAATTTTATATTATACAAGAAAAAAAAGTAGTTCATCCTGACTATACATATTCTGGCGTGTCTGAGGTTTACTCTACTGTTTCAGATATTTCTAAACAATCAAAGCTTTTAAAATTAGATTATCTTTTAAATTCAGGGTCTCTCTCGGAAATTCCACGAAAGACTGATTCTTTTCTTTTTGTGGTATTGGACGAAAATAGCTTAATTCCCGCAGATTATTTATCTAGAATTTTATCTATAAATAACTTACATCGGGATGCGGCATGTTTTTGTGGGCCGCGAGCGACCCGACCCAGCAGGGTCAATCTGGAACTGGCTAACTTTTTGAAGCTTTATGAAAACTACTCCCTAGATAGCTTCTCTACTTTTATAAGCTGTGTTTTAAATTCTCAAAACTGGCTTTATCCGTTTATGTCGGGATGTATATTTTCAGGTCGTCATTATAATTCAGTTGGTGGTTATTCGGAACTTCTCAGCCCTAGGGGCCCCGTTAACAGTATAGAGTTCTTTGGTCGGATAGACAAGTCGGGCCCAATAGTGTATTCAGAATGCCTCAAGACCTACAAGTATTTGACCGAAGATCATCTCGGCAGGGAGAGCATGGCTAGTTGGTGTTATCAGCAAGGTTTTTTGGATAAGTCTATAGATAGACATTCCTGCCTAGAGATTGTTTTGGACATGCCGGAGACACAAGATTTGCTCCATATGTATAAACTAGGTACTTTCGAGAATGTCTCAAAAATGAAGCTATTTTAATGCTTCTTAATTTATCTAAATGTATTTCTTTTAAAAATCACAGAAGCGGTTGGGCATATGCCTTATCTGCCTTAGCCCCAATACATTCAAATTCGGGCTTATATGTTGATGGATTTATTGAAAAAGCATTCTCTTGGGAGTTAAATAAATGTTATGAAAATAATACGCATAAAATTCCCTATAAATTTCCTTGGGCGGGATTCCTTCACAATCCACAAAATATGCCCACATGGTTTGGTTACTATCATAGTCCACAATCCATACTAGCTAGAGAGCCCTTCCAAGAGTCACTCAAGAGTTGTAAGGCACTCTTTGTGCTATCGGACTACTTAGCTGATTGGCTCAGGCCTCAGGTGCAGGTTCCGGTGTTCTCAGTGAAGCACCCAACAGAACCGGGCCCACAGTGGGACATTAAAAAATTTCTTACTGGCAAAGAAAAAAATATAGTACAGCTTGGTTATTGGTTAAGAAACATGGATTCCATATGCAATCTTAAAACGCACTATAAAAAATTCTGGATGCCTTCAAATACTGTGCAGGCCCAAATTCTATTAAAACATTACTATCAAGCCCTAGGAATTAATTGGGCCCACCAGATAAATATGTGGGCCGATATAAAAGTTTTAGAACATTTACCAGACAAAGATTATGATGATTTTCTTTCTTGCTCCATAGTTTACCTAGATTTATATGATAGTTCGGCCAACAATGCCATAATCGAGTGCGTGGCTCGTTCAACGCCTGTTATGGTCAATCGTCTTCCAGCGGTTGTAGAATATTTAGGACCCGATTATCCACTCTATCATGACCTTTACGACGGTATGCCTGAACTCGAACAGATCATATCCGCCCACCACTATTTAAAAAATATGAATAAAGGATATTTAGATGGGCCGAACTTTCTAAAAGAAATTTGTAGTGCTCTAAAAAAATTATGATATTTTACAACTTATTTAAGAAAAAAACCGCGTTCATCACTTTACCAAACGGGGTAGAGTTTGATATATTGAATCCCGATCCTGAGCTAATTAAGATTGAGCACATAGCCATGTCTCTGGGGAATCAGTGTAGGTTTACGGGTCTTGTGGACGAATTCTACTCGATAGCTGAGCATTCTATCAACGTAGCGAAATGCTTGGAACTTTGCGGGAATGATAGATCTATAGTATTAGCTGGGCTACTACATGATGCCGCAGAATTTGTTTGTTCTGATTTAAACACTCCACTAAAAACTTATATTGGAAGAAGGTATAAAGATGTTGAGCATAATGTTGAAAAAGCAATATGTAAAAAATTTGGGGTTGATTTGTTTTTAAATAAAGTAATAATAAAGCGTTTTGATAAATATATGTTTAATATAGAACATGAGTCTTTAAAAAATAGAACACCGAGTTATTTTATTAAAAACTTAAATCCAAAAGAATCAAGAGAGGACTTTTTAAAAAAATATGACAGACTCACCAGTTAAAACCGCGTTCATGTCTCGTAACACACTGAAGAGAGATTTAAAGTTTATTTGTGATATTGAGGATGATAATTTTGAACATCCATACACATTCAACGATTTCTCCAAAAATATGAAGCTTACCAAGGTAACTTGCCACACCATAGAAATAAAAGAAAAGATTGCTGGATATTTTATATATTCAGTTGTTGGCAAGCATATCTGTATTTTAAAATTATGCCTATCTAGAGAATTTCAGCGTCAAGGTATTGGCTCTGCTGTAATTAAAAATCTTCAACTAAAAATGAAAAAGTTTGGAGTAACTATTTTATCTGTTTTAGTCCCTAGTAATATGCTGTATGCACAATTGTTTTTTAAAAAATTAAAATTTAAATGTGATAAGATTGTAAATTTAGAAAATGGCGAAGAATATCTTTTTACTTATTGTGACAATCTTACTGAGGATTAAAATATGTTTTGTGTAATGGCAAACCCTAGATCTGGAAGTACTGCTTTGTCCGAAGCGATTTGTGCTGCCACTGGTTTAAAACAGATGGCTGAACCATTTAATCCAGAATCGTATAGGTGGGACGATACTTTTACTGGGTTTGAGACTGTTAAAGAAAAATTTGACAAAATAAAAAAGTCTAATGTGGATTTTTTTAAAACGGTCACTTATTATAAGTGGGATACCGTAAAAGATTCAGAAAATTTGATCCGAATGTGTGTGGGCGAATTTTCCACCTTATTCCTTATAAGGAGCGATTTTTTTTCATGCACTCTTTCTAATATCATTGCCCAGAAAACAGGAGGATGGAATATAAAAATGCTTCCCCCCGAATATAAAAAGGTTGTTTCAGAGCTAGAAATTGATGAAGAATATTTTATTAGCCAGTATGAATATACTAGAGAAATGATCTTGGTATATCGAAAATTATTAGAATCTAATATTAATTTGTTTAATAGGGCTGTTGAGCACGAATGCTTGTTTGGGGAAGAAATTTACGAACAAACGTTTCTTCAAATAGAGGTTGTTACTGGACCCTTAAATAGAGATGATTTTAGGAAAGAATTGGCCCGGCACAAGATTAATGGGGCCGAAGTATTACAGAGTGTTCGAAATTATGAGGAATTAAAATGTTGCGTTTAGATTGGGTCACTTTTGATGGAGATGCTGAGTCTGTTGATGCCCTATATGTAAATAAAAAACTATTTATTTGGGGCGATTATTATCATTCTAAGACAGAATATTTGATTACTGGCTATTTAATGGGGGCTAACGATTATTCTATGGAGGGAATATTATTTTATAAATATTCTATATCTGATGAGGAGCCGATTTGTTTAAAAATTTTGGAAGATGGGGACTCCCCACCGCTAGAATTTAAGAATTTGCCGACCGAACATTTGGTTCATGATAAGAGTGTAGAAATGCCGTTACGAAAGGGTTCTAAATGAAACTTATCGGGGTAAATAATACTAGCATAAGATGGTTATTTGAATGTCTCGCATGTTCTTGTTGTCATTACATAAACCACACTTGGACTATTACCGGCCCAGAAGATAGTCTAACAGTAACTCCCAGTATTTTTGTCAATAAAGATCGGGTTAATCCAGACGCCCATGCTTGCCACCTGTTTATTAGAGATGGTAAAATTCAATATTTAGAAGATTGTAGTCATGAATATGCTGGAAAAACTATAGAAATGGTGAATATGTAATGAAAATAAATTATTCTGCGTGCTTTAATACTATGGGTTACGGGCAGGTCGGGCACAACATCTTCAAGCAACTTATTAAGCTCGGCCAAGACGTTACGGCGTTTCCCATCGGGCTCGTTGAGCCTGAAATGTCTAATGAGGTCGCCCCGTACTGGTATGGGACTAATCCGGCTTGGTCGGGTCGCTCGACCCGCTCACTTAGGATCTATCATCAAAACGATGTTCATCCTAGAGTTGGACCCGGAAAGCATATTGGACTTCCTATATTCGAGCTAGATACGTTTTGTCAACAGGAACTATCAAGCATGTCTTTGTGCGATGAGTTAATTACGTGCTCAAAGTGGGCTCAGGAAATTTTAAGAGAGAATGTAGTAGTGCCCGTAAATGTAGTCCCCCTAGGGATAGATCCCACTATTTTTTTTCCTTGTATAGAGCCCAAGACCCCGCAAACCATATTTTTAAGTGTGGGAAAGTGGGAAATCCGTAAAGGACACAATTTTACCATAGATTCTTTTAATAAGGCTTTTAATTCTTCCGATAACGTCGAATTATGGATGATGTGCGACAATCCTTTCTTAGAAGATGGCGGAAAGCAATGGGTAAATATGTGCCGTACCTCTAAACTATCCTCCAAAATCAAAATAATTCCACGGCAGGCCACCCACGAGAATGTGTATTACATTATGTCTAAAGCAGACGTTGGTTTGTTCCCGGCTAGGGCTGAAGGGTGGAATCTAGAGCTATTAGAAATGATGGCAATAGGAAAGCAGGTTATCTGCACTAATTATTCGGCCCACACAGAATTTGCCGACGAAAGTAATTCCCATCAAATTCATATTACGGACAAAGAGTCGGCTTTTGACGACATTTGGTTTCATAATAATGGATACTGGGCCCATCTCGGTGATGACCAACAGTCTCAATATGTAGAACATTTAAGAAATCTTCACAAACTTAAGCAAGAAAAAAATCTAAGAGTGAATCATGCCGGAATAGAGACCGGTAAAAAATTTACTTGGGAAAATTCTGCTAAGCAATTAATTAAAATATTGGAGTAAAACATGGCAGCTTTTTCATCGACTCAGGCACTTATTGATGCTTATGAAAATGGTTTGGACGGAACTCAGTTCGATGAAAGAAAAGTTGATGAGATATTGTCTAGTATGCCTAAGCCGTTATTTAGTCAGGCCGCAGATTCAACTATAGCAGAGTCCGGTAAGGGCAAAATGGCCCTACCTTATAAGTTGGTGCAGGAATTCGATCCAAACTTTGGGCAAGACGAGAATCAGCTTACGAGCGATTGTAGTTCTCATGCTGCTCGTAACGCTGCTACCATATCTTTAGTGTGTGATATCAAGGCCAGATTCGAGGCCGAAAAATATCCCGGTAAGCTAGCCACGGAGACTATCTATGGGGCTCGTCGTCATGGTGGCGAAGGTATGGCTGTTATTTATGCTATGCAGTATTTGCAAACTAAGGGGATAGCTTTCAGGAAGAAGTACGGCCCCTACGATCTCTCTAAATACAATCCCAACTTAGGTATTAACTGGGGCCGAACCGGAACCCCTAAAATTATAACAGACGAGACCAAATCCAACACAATACAAGATTTTGCCCTAATCACCAAAACTTCAGAACTTAGAGACTCAATCTATAATGGATATGGAGTTGTTAACGGAAGTAATCTAGGTTTTTCGGCTAAAAATCGTGATAAAAACGGTATAATTAGGAGAAAAGGTGTTTGGAATCACGCTACCTGTTTTGGGTCTATGGATGATACCAAACAAAGATCAGATCAGCTACTCATACTGTACATTAATTCATGGGGCTGCTATTCAGATGATACGGAAATTTTAACAAATAATGGATGGAAATTGTTTAAAAATTTATCTAAGTTTGATACCGTAGCAACATTAAATAAAGATGGAAATTTAGAGTTTCAATATCCAGAAGAGTATCAGGAATATGACGTGAACACTAAATTGTTGAGATTTAAAGGTAGGAATATTGATCTTTTAGTTACTCCAAATCACAACATGTATTCAAAAAAATATTATTCATCACAAGAAAATTTTTCTTTAATGCGTGCAGAAAACATATCTAATCATGAAAAATTTCAATTTAAAAAGAATTGCAATGGAGTAAACAACGGCCATTTACTAATGCATAAATTTGGAGATTATCAAATTCCAATGAATGTTTGGCTTGAATTTCTTGGATATTTTATTTCCGAAGGATATACAAGCACGTACGAAATAGAATTAAATAAAATAAAAACAGTTAGAGATGATAGTAACTTAAAAACTCTTGTAAAAAGTAAAGAAACAAGACTTCAAAGATATTATGCTTCTGGAATTTGCCAAGTTAAGCTAGAATCTAAAAAAAGAATGATTGAATGTTGTAGGAAATTAAGTAAAACTATAAAATTTAATATTTCAAATGATAAGATAACTACTGCTAATAGGCAGTTATTTGATGAACTTAGAACTTTAGGGGGTTCTGAGACAAAATACATACCAGATTATGTCTGGGATTGTTCAAAAGATCAATTAAAAATATTTTATGATGCTTTAATGCTAGGTGACGGCAGCAGAAGCGATGGAAAAAATACATATTACACTGGATCAAAACATTTGGCTGATGATTTTCAAAGATTGTTGTTATCTATAGGATATTCTGGTGATATTAGAATTATAGATAGACGTGGAGAAAAAACCACAAGTGGAAACAATAGAAACTTATTAGAATATCAGATTAGGATAAAAGAATTAAGTAACGAAACATGTCCTATGGAAGGTTGGGGAAAAAACGAAATAGATTATATTGGAAAAGTCTATTGCGTTACCGTTCCAAATAGTGTTATTTATGTAAGAAGAAACGGTGACGCCTGTTGGTGTGGTAATTCTTCTTACATCAATGGCCCCCTTTGGTTTAATCAGCCCGGAGGTAGTTTTTGGATCACAGAAGAAGATGCCCAAGCCATTCTTAACCAAAAACAAACTTATGCCGTCAGTAATGTAAATGGATTTCCCGCACGAAACATAGATTGGAGTATATATGACGAATTCCTTTAAGACTATATTTTTCTTTTTGATCATTTCCTCGCCGGTTATTGCCGATGAGTCTGAAGTTATTACTAAACTGAGGGAAACTATTAAACAGGCCTTTGTTAAGGTTGAAGACATTGTATTTAAAAAGGATGTGGTCCCAAAACCCGTAGTTCTAGTAAAGTGCGAATGTAAAGGCACTGGCTTTATAACGCATGGCGACGGTCATAAGACGCCTTGCCCCAATTATCCCGGTTGTACCAAGGGCACCGGCCAAGTCGCCCCCAAGGTGACGGTAGAGCTACCACGAGTCGAGGTTATTGTTGAGACTCCAAAGGTTGTAAAGCCTGAACCCGCTCCAACCAAATTAAACGCCCACATCAAAATGTATTCGCTTCAAAATTGTGCTCCATGCAAACTATGGAAAGGCACGATGAAAGATAGGCTAATAAAATCCGGATGGACTGTAGAAGTGGATGAATTTGGATCAAAATATTCCATGTTTCCAACGTTCGAAGTGTTTATTGATGGGAAGATGGATGTTGTGAAAGGGTTTTTAACCGGCGAAAAGTTAGGTGAGATTAAAGCGAAATACGGTAAGTAGTTTTTAAAACAAAATAAAAAGAGGTTATTATGCAAGTCTCTAAATCTAAGGCCGAATTAATAGCTTCCTCTTATTATGGGGGAAATTTAGCATTCGACCCTCTTACTATCATGATGATTACAAAGGTAATTATAGAGTGTATCATGATGATTTATAAGTGTTATGGCGACCCTAAAGACTTAGAATATCAAATAAAAAATCCAAATTTAGCCACCAGAATTATTTTGGGCAGAATTATAGCAAAACATTGTACGGGGCGATTTGGGCAAATGGACCAAAAAAAGTTAAGGAAAACAATATTTCAAACGGATTTTTCCCGAGAAGAACTTCTTTGTTTAATTTCAGAATCTAAAAAGGGTGTTTAAAAATGAATAAAGTTATTGATCTAATTAAATCTGTAGTGGATTTGTCAACTTCACGAAGGGCGATTTTGGCGGCACTAGCGTTTCTTTTGCCGATTATTTCTAAAAAGCTTGGATATGAGTTAACTCAAGAGGAGTTGGTACAGTTAACAGCACTAGTGATGACTGTTATCGGGGCCCTCAGTGTAAAAGATCATAACCCTCCGAAGGTTGATCCTGTCGTGGTTAATGTTATAGAAACAGTAAAAAAGGTTTAGGGTAAAATTATGACAACTTTTCAAATTATTGCATTAGCGGTGGCGGCTTTATTGGTTATCACCAGCTTTGTTGACATAAGATCCCTATTGGGTAGACTTATGTCAAAAAGGGTAAAGCTAAAAAACCCGAAAGATTTGGTTGATACAGTAGAGGGCCCTAAACAATCTCCAAAACCCACTATCTCTCAGGTTGTTGAGCAGTGGGATAAGCTTAGGGATATGTGCATTGCTTTTGGATCTAAGGCGTCTGCTAAGGAAATGGATAATGTTTTTCTTTTCTTGTTAGACAAGGACGCTAAAAATGAAAAGAATTAAGCTTTTAATTGCTGTTGCACTATTAGCATTTGCGTTTCAGGATAACATAAAAGATTTGATTCCCGATAATCTTATCCCAGATATTATCAAACCCATTGTTGTAGAAATATCTAAGCCATCAGATGAATTTATTGCCTTCAGTAAAGATTTTGTTTCCGAAATTACTTCTGAACAAGAACTTTCTGAATTAGCGGTTCTTAATGACGAGTACTCTTCAAGACTAACTTCATATAAGTCGCCATCGGTACTAGAAGTGAATTCTGTATATGTTAAAACTGTTGGAGAAGTTTTCGCCAATAAATATATGGGGAAATATCCGATTTACAAAAACGGTGTCATCTCAATCGTTAAAGAGGTGGCTGGAGAAAAGGATCGTTCTATGTCTCCTGAAGATTTGGTTCGTCTAAGTGGTTTATTTAGAGGGTTGTCGTGGAATCTAGCACAAAAATTAGCCTCAAAGTAACTTGGCTTGTTTCTATTATAGATAGGACAAGGGCTCCGGATGACCACCGTTATTCTAAGTTACTTCTAGATGATTCTGAGCCCATATCCATAACTGTTTGCAACGTTGCAGATGTGGATGGCTTATTATCACTGCTAAATGAAAAATACTTAAAGTATGATAATGAGTTTGTCATTAAAAGTTTGGCCGATTTTAGAAGAATAGGTGATTTATACGAGGTTGTCTATGTTTCAACACTAAATTATGTTCCGGGCCTTAATAAAACAGGCACCATTTACTCCATAAAAGAATTACAACAAAGAAAAATAGAGATAGGTGAGTTTTATGAGCGAGCAATCATCCGAAATGGCCGAGGATACAGATGATCCAGATATGGCATGTTACCTTTCTTTCTGCTTAACTGGGGAAGATGATTTAATATTTGACGCTGCTTGGTCTGATAAGGACGCCCTTAAGAAACTCGCCCACATAATATATCTTATTCAAAATTCTGATTTTATAATGAAAAACATTAGAGAGATGGAAACCGATAGCCCTGAAGATATTGTTGAATTAGAAAAGATAATAGAAAATATGGGCAACGCACCAGCTATTTTACCATTGGAGGTTTATAAAGATGACTAAAAAAATTAAATCTAAGAACAAAATTAGTTGGGAAAATTGGAACACTAAGGAGCATGAATTTTTACAAGAAAAAAATAGTAATGATTCTTCTATTAAAGGTAAGTTTGGAGAGTTTATAGTTGATGATGAAGACGAAGTTGTTTCTATGGGCGATTTTGGACTACAGGGCAACATTATAACGCCGTTTGGGGCGTTTCCTATATCTTCAATGTTTAAGCCGAGTGACAGATGGGACTGTTGGATCGCCCATACAAACTTTTCAATAACTAACGGTATGGCCAACAAGATCAACAAGGAAGTTGATGGAGTTGCTGCCCTAAATATATTGGACAAGTACACCTTCTGTGTAGGAATTTCTAAGAGTTTTGAATCTCGCCTAGTAATGAATGACATTAGTTTTAAACTTGGTTCAGCTTAGTGGGCTAACCCGGTTGGGTCGGGTCGTTCGCCCCCCTATGTATATTTTTTCTTTTGTCACCTAAATTTACTACATTTTTCCTCGTTGTGTATTGTATGGTAGGACTATAGGACTCTAAAGGAACCAAAGACTATCTATAAAAATCAGTCTAAAGGGCCACACACATGGCAACTCCAACAAAATTCGGTGCCGTCCGAGGAAGAAACGGTAATGCGTTCGTTAGTCAAAATATAGGCGGTGCCGTTATGGGTGTCGTCGGAGCAACTGGATCGGTCCTAAGTGCTTCTCTTTCAATGTTTGATGCATTAGCACCTAACGAAATCTCTGCTGTAACTAAGCAACGTGCTTATGGTCCGGGCTCAGGTCTTGTATCTAGCACCAAGGCTATTTCTGCTGCTGCTTATGGCTTCGGGAATGTTCCTGTAGCGGGCTCCTATATTATCTCCCGTATCACAACTGCTATTGCTGGTGTTGCCAGTACTGCACTTTTGTTTATGAGCCGGGGGAGCATGGTCAGGCCAATCTCCTCTTTTAGGCGAGATTTTGGCGTCAGGATGCTTGACTCTTGGCTCAGCAATAGCTTCTCTTGGACCGGTAGGCTCGCAAACGGCAACAGTAAGAACTCTCGCCTCATGTGGTTGAATGCTGCTAGTACGGCGGTTGTTACACCTACTTCCATGAATACTTTGTTCATGAGAGATATCGCACTCGGCTCTAGTTCTGGAATAGCAAACGATAACGCCGCTACTCCATCTAGAGCGTTTCCCGGTGAATTTATTATTCGAATAGATTTTGTTACTAGGCCAGTTTTGTCTGGTGGCAACAAATTTAATTACAAGCCTATTACAGGTATGTAATTAAAGCTTAAGATTTATTCCATGCAGGGCGGCATTCGTGCTGCCCTTTTTTAATGCCGGATAATTAAATTTAGGATTCCATCATGAACAACTACATAGTACCATTAGGCTACTGGCAAAAAGCGTGCGAGGAAATGGATTATCCTCTGGCTTGCGTTTGCCCAGATAATAAATTTTTATGGGTTAATCAGGCTTTCGAGAGAATGCTTGGTTACTCCTCCGCTGAATTAGCGGGTAGAACGTGGATGAGCATCACCGAGCAATCATTTGTTGGCGGTGACTTGGCTAGTGTAGAAGCCGTCATAAGTGGCAGAATTTCCAACTACACAATGTCTAAGAATTATATTCATAAACGTGGGCACATGGTATCTGTAGAGCTAACTGTACATAGATTTCCAGAAAGTTCGGTAGAAAACTTGGTTTGTTTTATCGTTGAGGCACCGCCGACTAGAGCGACCAAGCCTGAACTAGACGAAGTTGAAAAAAACCTAATGAAAATAATACATGTTCTTGAAGAAAGAATTAATGAAAATGAGAAAGGAATTAGCATAAGTATGGGAAACAGGAACGATAGCGTCAGTAATTCCGGCAGTGGAGATAATGTTGGAAGAGATAAAAATAGCGATTCCGCCATCAAGATACTTGGTGGGGTAATGTGCGTTATGGTAGTCATGGGGATTTGGATGTTTTATTATATTACGGTGGCTAGTAAAGCAGAAATGCCCAATGCTCCACCTCAAATCGAAGTGATTAAGTAATGAATAAGAAGAAGGGTTTGTATCGATATTACAATAATAGGAATAGTTTAATTATGAATTTTAATGAAGTACGTAAGTTGGTTGACATGGCTATTGCAGATCTTTCTACTAAGGGTGTTGAGCACGCTTGGGAGAAGTATGTTGATGGCAATTTGGTTGTGCTTAAGTGGGTAGATATTAGAGATGCCTTAGAGTCTCTAGTAGGAACCCTAGAAACTACTGAAGACCCAGTCAATAGTGCAAGAAAGTTCCTTGGGGTCGAGGAGCATGAATCAGTATTAAGCAACGTTTATCAAGGACTAGGAATATCTCCCGATCCTGCAAATCAAAATTCTATTAGTGATGTTTCTTTGCTAGGTGGTGATAGACATGGGACTGTTTAATAAAAAAGAAGTTGTGGCCCCTCCAGTGCAGGGCGGCATGTTTGATGGGATTTTGATGAGTCTTGTGGCTCGTTATGGTGTCACGCAAGAACACATAGATAAGGTCAAGATTTTTTTGGATAAGGTTGAGGTTACTGATAAGGTAATCACTATCAATTTGGGCGGAACTGTAATAAAGATTGATCGATGAACCCTATTTATAAGTTATATACCACCAAAATTTTTGCGACCGATTTAAAGGCTACCATCGATGGTATTGAATATACTTGGGGTGGTGGCCTTGGGTCTGTGGTAGAAAGTTATGAATGTGGCATTAAAGAAAATGATGTTCGTATGATTGGAAAAACTATATTTTATGCGGGCACAGTCCAGTATCTACATTATTATAGCTGGAAAAAGAGAATTAACTGGGTCACTCAACAAGAAAATGATGTCGAATGGCTAAGAGAATTTAAAAACGAGATATTTGGATTAAAACTATGAAAACCAACGCCAATTCTGAAGTTTACGGATTTTGCCCGATATGTAACGCTAGGGTTTCTATCAGGGAAATATGTGTAAATGGTAACGATATTTGTGAGAATGGTCACATGTACCCAAGTAAAGATTCTGTAAATAAAGAATTTAACAATAAAAAAATAGCACAGGTTGATACGTAGGGGTTTAATCATGATTACTACAAACGTCTCATTAGTTGTTTTCGGATTGTTTTTGGCGGCTTTAATAGTTGCCATCTGTATTGATAAAATATTTCGTGTTGAGGAGGACTTAGTTCCACCTAGCCGAAAAAGAAGGATTAAGCGTAAAAAAAGACTTGCTCGTAAAAAAAGGATTAATGAATGGATCAAGCTAAAAGTGTAATTTTTTGTACAACGTGTAAAAATCGTTATCAGCATTTAGCTGAGACTTTGCCTAAAAACTTGGCAGATAATAATATGCCTAACACCAAATTCGTGGTGGTCGATTATAATAGCGGCGACGATATGGCCGAGAGAATTAGTAAAGATCATGCCAAAGATATAGCCAGTGGTAAGCTTATTTACTATAAGTATCATGCAGACCACAAATTTAGAATGGCCCACGCTAAAAACTTGGCACACAGGCTCGGAATTATCAATGGGGGAGATATCCTAGTTAATTTGGATGCTGATAATTTTACCACGAAGGACTTTGATAGGTACGTAGACTTCAAATTTGCTGTTGCTGAGGACGTATTTCTTTGGGCCAATATGATCAAAGGAGTGCTCCCAAAAGGCATCTCGGGGCGTATAGTGTGTTCTAGGGACCAATTCATACTTTCTGGGGGATATGACGAGAAATATGACACTTATTCGCCCGATGACAAAGATTATGTGGCCCGATTAGGGCGACTAGGGTTTGTTAGAGAATCTATTGATCCAAAATATTTAAGGGCTGTTAGGCACAACGACAAAATGCGGTTTAAGGAATATCCAGATGCGGCTTTCGCCGATGCAGAAGATTTTTGGATTGACCCAAAAAACCGTGTAGTAAACTATGGGAATTTTGGATGCGGAGTTGTGACTAAAAATTTTAATAATGACGTGGAATATGATATAAGTCCGGTTCCAACTCGTGTATTCGGTATTGGGTGCCATAAGACCGCCACCACATCGCTACATCACGCTTTCGAGATGCTGGGATATAAATCGGCCCACTGGAAAAACGCCCACTGGGCTAAGTCCATATGGAATCAAATGACTTCCGAGGGCCGATCTCTAGTATTAGAAAAGAATTATGCGTTATGCGATCTCCCCATTCCTGTACTTTACAAACAATTAGACAAGGCTTATCCTAATTCTAAATTTGTTCTTACTGTTCGGCCCGAAAACGATTGGATTGAATCTGCCAGAAAACACTGGAGTTTTGAGTATAATCCACAGCGGATATATTGGAAGAGCGATCCTTTTACCGACACTATACATAAGATTATATATGGGCAAAAAGGATTTGATGCCGAGCTATTTTTGAGCAAATACAGGCAGCACAATGCCGAAGTTAAAGAATACTTTAAAGATAGGTCGGTCTTGTTTGTTATGGAAACTAATGAGTGGGAAGGATTGTGTAAGTTCTTGGGGGTTTCGGTTCCAAGTGAGCCATATCCAAGTAGAAATGTAACGCCGTCCCTATAGTATTATATATTTTTTATTTGCTACGCCAATCTTTCTGGTTGGCTTTTTTCGTCTAAAGGATCAGCATGTCTAAGTCAACTGGTAAGAAATTTTTGTCCGATCTTAAGCTTTACTCGGATTATTTGAAGTGGAGACCGGAATTCAACAGATACGAGACTTGGGATGAAGCGTGTGAAGATATTATACAGGGGCACAGAGAGAAGTTTAAACATATAGATTTGGAGGAAGAGTTTTCTTCAGCATTAGAATCTATGAGGGAAATGAAATTATTGGCCTCCCAAAGATCTTTACAATTTAGGCATAAACAATTGATGAAAAATTCTGAAAAAATTTATAATTGTGTCGTGAACCATTTGTGCCGCAATAGATGTTTTCAAGAAGTTTTCTATCTTTCCTTATGTGGTTGTGGTTGTGGTAGTTCGTTGCTCAAACCTTTTGTTGACAATTTATCCAGAATTCAAAAAAGAACGAAGGGTGTAAAAACATTTGTTGTTCCAGATTCTATTGAGGGTTGGGCAGATGCTTGTGGGGTTTTGCTTTCTTCTTATTTTATTGACAAGCAACCATTTCCAGAATACTCCGGATACGAAATTCGATTTGACTATTCTAAAATTAGATCTAAGGGGGCAAAGATTAGTGGGGCTTTTAAAGCTCCCGGACCAGATGGTCTTAAGTTGTCAATGGAAAGAATTGAAGCCTTGTGGGAAAAATGGATAGATAATGAAGGGTCTGTAATTAGGCCTATTTTAGCATTCGATACGCTGTGTTTTTTAGCCGATGCAGTCTTGAGCGGAAACCTAAGAAGATCTGCTCTATGCATGATTGTGGACCCTAGGGATGAAGAAATGATTATGGCCAAGACCGGAAGTTGGAGGCAGGATAACCCCCAAAGAGCCAGATCTAATAATTCCGTATTAATTCCCAGAGAATCTAATGATAGAGAATTTTTTGATAAGATTGTTAATCTGAACGACGGCGATAATGATATAGGTTTTGTGTTTGGAAACACCCTATTTGATTGTTTCAATCCATGCTTTACTAAAGAAATGAGAGTTCTTACGACTGATGGATATTTTTCTTTTGCAGAACTTGTTGAAAAACAGAATCTCGGGGAAGATATTTATTTAATTCAAGATCTTAGGGCTAAAGGTGAAGTTGTTGACGGAGAAGAGGCTTTTTCTGTTGATAATAAACTTTATGGATATATTTCTAAAAACAAATGTGAGAAAGTTGGATTAACTGGTTTAAAACAGCCGATATTAAAAATTCTCACCGAACTTGGAGATGTTTTAAGAGTAACCCCCAACCACAAAATTGCTACATGGAATGGTTTTAAAGAAGCTAAGGATATAGTTTCTGGAGATATTTTATTATCTTACTCTCCACACACCAATAAGTTATGGGTAACAGTTAAGAGTGTGGAGACTGATGGGTTTGAAGATGTTTATTGTTTAGAAGAAAATAATCATAGGACAATTATTGTTGAGGATATTGTTGTTGCAAGGTGTTTTGAAATTGGCATGATTCCAGTTAATACATACGAAGACGTTTCTAGTATATCCTATGAACAACTTTCTGAATGGACTAATCAAAATGAAGATCTTTTCGGAATGAATTTTTGTAATTTGTGCGAAATCAATGCTGAGAAATGTAAAGATAAAGAGACGTTTTTTAGACTTTGTCAAGATGCGGCGATTTTAGGAACTTTGCAATCGACCTATAATACTTTTCCATATTTAACAAAAGCCTCAGAGGATATTTGTAAAAGAGAGGCGTTATTAGGAGTTTCCATAACGGGATGGATGAATAATCCTAAAATGTTTGACCCAAAAATGCTTAGGGAGGGTGTCGAAATAATAAGAATTATTAATAAGAGTTTGGCTGAAAAACTTGGAAGCAATCAAGCTGCTCGACTAACCACAACGAAACCATCAGGAAATGCTTGCAAAACTTTTAGCACAAAAATAAAAACAAGTATGGGTAATATGTCATCATTAGAGATATTTAAGCATTGTACGGATAACTCAGAATACAATCCTTCCGTTGATCTGGCCTCACTTCCGGAGATTAAAAAGGATTTAATGGTTTATGATAAGAACAATGAATTACAAAAAATTTCCGCTTTATACGTTAATGGTTTTGCAGAAACTTACGAAATCGAATTTGAGGATGGGTATAAAAGTAGCTTTACTGATAATCATAAATTCTTGACTAAGAACGGTTGGGTTCGGACGGAAGATTTAATAGAAAACGATGAGATCATAGCTTATTAATCACTTAAGCCTGCATAAACGCATTAAACCTGCATACTGAGTATTATACAGTGTAGTATAGTACTTCTATGTCTGTTTAAGGAATTTTTTATGCCGTATGTCTATTTGGTTAAAAATAAAACAACTCAATTAAAATATGTGGGTGTCAAATATCAACAAAGATGTATTCCTGAACTTTTTTGGATAACATATTTTACTTCTTCGAACGCTATTAAAAATTTAATAAAATTGTATGGAAAAGATGATTTTATTTTTAAGATAATTAGGGTTTTTGACAATCAATACGATGCCATAAAATTTGAATCGCAGCTTCTAGAAATTGCTACAAAAAGAGAAGATTATCTGAATATGCATATGGGATATTTAGTTTTAACAGAAGAGCAGTTTGAAGAAAATACTAAACAGCAAAGAATTAGAGCTTCTATACAAGGCAATTTGTCTTATAAAAACAAAACTGGATTATTTAGATTAACTACTGAAGAAAGATCCGAAATAAGTAAAAGGTCTGGCGTGATTGCTGGTATCGCAAACAAGAAGCTTGGTAGAGCTATATTTGATCCGGAAGTTATGAAAAGGCAGCATAAAACACTTAAAGAAAAACAGGTAAGTGCATATTACGATCCTAAATTAAGGGCCGCAATATGTTTAAAGGGTGGCCAAAATGGAATATTTAGTAAAAATTATCATGAAAAAAATGGTTTATCAGAAGAGGAAAGAATAGAGAAGCAAAGAGAGCGTGGTCGTAAGGGTGGCCCAAAAAACAAAGGTTTTAAATGGTATACAGACGACATTAGATCTTATAAGTATACTAAATCCGAGCAGCTAAATTTATCTTTTGAAGATTTTTTAAAAAACAATCCTAGGTTTAGAGGCGGGCGAGATAAAAATAAAACAAGAAACGAAGGCATGATATGGGTAAATGATGGGGCTAAAAATTTTTATATAGATCCTGTAAATTTTGATATTTTAATACATATAAAAGGAAAAATAAAAAGTGAAGATAAAAAAAATAACGAAGAATAGTATTTTGGAAATGACTTGCGACATTGAAGTTGAAAACACTCACTCTTACCAATTATCTAATGGTGTAGTTTCTCACAATTCTGTATGTCTGGGCACTGCTTCTGGTATTCACCCAGAACATTCCGAGAGATATTTTAGAATTATGCAGCTAAACAAAGATTCTGATACCGCCAAGTGGATTGAAAAAAATATGCCATTTTTGATTGAAGAGTCAGTTTGGTCTGCTTCAAAAACCGATTATGTAGTATTTGTTCCGGTCACAAACCCAAAGGATGGTTTATTTAAAAGGGATATGAAGGGAGTTAAACACTTAGAGCTTATTAAATTAGCCCAAGAACACTGGGTAATTCCCGGCACTAACAGAGAGCTTGGAATATCTCCTCTAACAACACATAATATTAGTAATACAGTCATATTGGATGATAAAGAAGCTGTTGTTAATTATATCTGGGATAATAAAGATATTTTTACAGCAGTCTCTTTTATTTCCGACTACGGCGACAAGGATTTTAATCAGGCTCCATTCACATCTGTTCTTACCTGCGAAGAATTGATGGAAAAATATGGTAAAGGGGCTATATTCGCTTCCGGACTTATTGTAGACGGACTCCATTATTTCAACCAAAACCTTTGGCAGGCCTGCGATTGCATTAAAGATAAGACTATTCCGGTTGGCGGTACTAGGGAGGAAGCCCTACTTCGCAAATCGTGGCTGGACCGAGCCAAGAAGTTCGCCCGGAATTACTTCAAGGGAGATTTGACCCAAATGGTGTATTGTCTTAAGGATACCCACCTTTTGCATAAATGGGAGACAGTATCTAGACAAATGAAAGAAGTTGATTTCTCCAAGATTCTTACTAAGCCAGAATATAAAGATGTTAGTGAATATGCCGCCGTAGCATGTTCGGGTCCAGAAGGATGCTCCATATCAAAGATTTGACAAAAGAAAAAATATGAACGATCTTGACTCACCAACAATTTCTAGCCGTATATTCTCTGCGGTTGGTTTTTGTTTTTTCACATATCTTTCTGTAAAAATATGGTATGCTATTTTATCTGAAGGTGGGTCAGATCCTTGGATGATTGTTCTTTTTCCTATATATATTGGGTTTTTTGGGATTGCTCTGTTGGCGAGTTATTTAGCAGCCTCATGTTTATGGGGCGTTATTAGACCTAGTTAGCGAAATTAATGCCTTAAATTTTGTCTTTATAAGGAATTTTTTAATTTATAATTTTTTTTACGGATCTCAGGGATTAACCATAACACCCACTAGACCGGGTCCCACCTATTATTTAAATGGGGTTCAGTCTGTTGGGTCTGATTATGATCTTAGTTCTACTCCGGTTTTAGATGCGGGGCGATCTCAAAATACCCGCTTATACTTACCCACTAATAATTCTATATCCGTAGAGCGTATCGTGTCTAATTATACTGATGAGACAACCCGAATAACGGGTCCGTTTCTACACTATGTATTTGGACAAAATTCTCTTTTCCCTTTGGCGACAGGACCAACCTCATACGGTCAGGGATATCTTCCCAAAACGCATGGAATGTCTATTACGGGCACCTCGTCCGATATACTGGAATATGACCTAGAGTTACTCTACCAGCACGAGACGGACATTCTGAAGGCTTCTAAGGCACTGTCGTCCCTCAGATTTCGCCGATCATTATTGTCTGAATTATCCTATAGTATCCAAACTCAGGGGTATTTGACCGAAGGAAGTACATTTACTTCGAAAAATGTTGAAGTAGGAACTGGCTCTTATGATAAATTAGCAGTTTATACTGGTGGATTTAATAATAGTAAATTCATTAAGACAATTAGGTCTAATAATTTTTCAAATACAAAAAGTGTCTTTCCCCCCGAATTACTAGAGGTTATTGATAATAATACATTCGTAGATGGTTCCGAGGTATTGGGCCTTACTAACGTATCGGTTAATCTTGGAATCGACTATGCTAGGCAGGGAGATCAGGGTAAATGGCTGGGCTCCACCACTTCGTCTGAGGCCAATCTTTGGGCGGTGGCCCAAATTCCATTTACTGTGGGTTGTTCTTTCACCTTTACGGCAAGAAAATCCCTAGACAATCCTATAAAAAATCGCCCAAATAACTTTGCTGAAAGCAAAATCCGCTTAGTTTTTGATTGCCATAACAATGATGGCTCGACCGGAAACAATTTTGTGATCAATCTTGGTAAAAAGAACTATTTGGAGTCTATTTCTATATCGGGCGGATCAACAGACGGAAGCCTAGTTGAATACACATATAATTATGTCAACAGTAACAACGATTTTTTAACATATTTTACTAATGTGAGTAGTTTTACAGCACCAGAACAGTTAGCAGAGAAGTATTAAAATTACGGGCCAATCGGACTGGGTCGGGTTATTCTCCCCCTCTATTTTTTCTTTGTCACGAAAGTTAAAGCACCATGCCAAGAAAACGAGCAATTAAAGTTCTTCATGAGGAAAATACTCCAGCCCCGGTGGTTTCAAAACAAAAGAAGTTATGCATAGATTTTAAGCCCAAAACAATCGGCCAATCAGAATATTTAAAAACTATTATCCATAATTCGGTTACATTCGCAACGGGCCCAGCAGGCTGTGGCAAGTCTTTTTTATGCCTAGGTTTAGCCTGTCAATATCTTCTTGAGGATAGGTTTGATACCATTATAGTGGCTAGGCCAACGGTAGAAGCGGCCCCAAAATCCATAGGCTACCTCCCCGGAGATGTCGATGAAAAATTGTCGCCGTATTTGCTTCCAGCAGTAGAACATATGAAGAAGTTTTTAGGAAAAGATGTTTATGGTAAGTACTATCACGATAACAGAATACAATTTAAAGCCTTAGAATTTTGTAGAGGTTCTAATTTTGATGATAGTTTTGTTATTTGTGAAGAATCTCAGAACTGTAGTTCGGAGCAGCTCATTATGCTGGTGACAAGATTATGCGAAAACTCTAAAATGGTGATTAATGGTGATTTCGAGCAGACGGACCTTAAGAAAAAATCTGGAGATTTCCCTACAGATTTACAATTTATTATGAATAGGGTTGAAAGTAACGAGTTAAAACATTTTGGAATTACCAGACTTACTGAAGCTGATATAATTAGGAATCCTTTGATTGCCGGATTCTTAAGGGCCGTGAGATAACAATCTCTAAGAAGATGCTGACTTTATCAGGTGGTGTAAAATAGTGTACGAGCACAGCAAAAAACAAGATCATGGAGTAGATTCTCTTAGAATTTTTGATGATTCCGTTAACATTGTTGATGAAATACGGTTAGTAGCGAAGTAGCTCAGAATAGCCAGAAACCTTAGAGAGCAACAGGAACAGCAGGGGTCATGATCAAAGTTATTTACGAATCCCGCTCTAAGAAACTATACGGTTGCTGTCCAAAATGTTGCTGCCGTATAGAGTGCGACGAAATTGATGTTGAGGACAGTCTAGTAATTTGCCCCCAGTGCAAGTCTCAAATATTAGTTAGGAAATTATGATCTATAGTTATGAATGTTATGATTGTGAGCAGTATTTTGAAGCTAACGAGAGCATTAAAGCGGTTCCCCAAACTGTTTGCCCGAATTGCCAAGGTGTTGTCCGGCGTGTTATCACCTCATGCCCTTATTTCACCATGAACACCATCCACACTGTAGGGCAACAGGCCGACAGAAACTGGAATAAGATGGGTACTTACGAACGAGAAGATAGGTGTGAGGCGGACGGTGTCAATGCGTCCATCAGACGAACCGAAACTAATAAGAAGCATCAAAAGATTTCTCGCATGAGTGGTGAGCAAAAGAAAAAATATATAGAAACTGGTGAGACACCTTGAGCGAGCCACATTACGCACAAATTAATTTTACCATAGATGTTTTTCCTTTAATGCAAGACGGGTCTTTATCTCCTAATAAATTAACTGTGTCAGACTTAGAGGCAGAAAATATAGGCCCCAGAGCATCATTTGGAATTCAGGGTTTTACTAGGGCCGATTGTATAGAGAAACTAAAGAAAGTGTTGATGGAGCTAAAATATGAAGAAGTCTGATGAATTTGAACTAGATGAAAAGTATGAACTTCCTCAGCCCGGAAACAGGGAGATAGTGAAAGAAAAATCAAAAGATCACTATACATTTTATGGTAAGTCGGGAAATTTTGTGGATGAGTCGGAAGCTTTCGCCAAGACAATAACATATGATACAGTTACCCATTATTTTGTGTGGATTTGGAAGGGCGACTTATATGAGAGCTATGGACACGAAATTTTACGTAGAGGGCAAGACAACAATGCTAAAAGTGTTAAGGTCAGCCGTAAAGTTTTTGAGAGCTACTTAAAATATCTAAAAACCAAAAACAGGATTTACTTAACTACGGCCCGAAGACTTAAGATGCAGGGCTAACCCGGTTGGGTCGGGTCATCCGCCCCCTATGTATATTTTTTATTTGTACCATTTTTACTAAGGAACATTATGCCAAAAAAGAAGCCAGTATTGAGAAAAGGTCGTATGACACTCGAAGAAATCGAAGTAATTAAGAAAAACTCCGAGATGCCTATTGAGAAGTTATGCAAAAAACTTAAGCGTACAAAGGAGTCTGTACAAAACGTTCTTGGTGTCACTGATGAGCCCGAAGTCAAGGTTGAGCCTAAAAAAGAGTCTTATATAAAAGAATTATTTGCAAAAAATCTTGAAAGAGGTGTTGTTTGTGCAACAGAAGCAAGTTCTATGTTTATGGATTCTAAAAAGGCTACTCGCAAGCCTAATCTGGATCAGTCATTCATTCACAAATTTGACAAGAACAAGTAGCTTATCACGAACTTGTCGTGTGGGGGCGAAACCCCACATGGAGCCCGCTTTTCGAGTGGCGGAATAAAATTCATATTACTTGCCAGAGGCAAAATGGTACAAATAACAACTCAGTTTGATTCCCATATCAAGATTCTAGTACGTAAGCTTGAGATGCTTTGGACCGTCACTCTTAATGACGGCACCAAAATATTTTCTGATTACTATAGGGATGACACGTCGCCTTTTGATAAGGTGAAAGAATATTGTGCCGAGACCGGCCTCTATCCGGTTGAAGTAAAGAGTATGATGTTTGGGGCTCCAGAAACAGTTATGTTTTCCGATCCTGAAGGGCTTGATGGCTTGTTCATTCTCAGGGGTGCTGTTAAGGACGTAGACCTAAATAGTGCCGATAACAGTATATCGTACAAGAAATTGGTGGTTGGGGTATTAAAAGATGATGCGATTGATGTAAAGAAGTTTTGTTGGCCAGAAAATGAAATTGACGCGAATCGTGAGACTCGCAAATTGACTATTGACAACATTGAAATGATGTACTTTAAAGATGGCGAAGAAAAGAACCGAAGGAAGTGCTTATTGCTCTCCCACAACGGGTGAGTTTTGTACGGCCCAGCAATATATAGCTGAGCTAGTTTGTTTGAGAGCCTTTAAGAGATATGATATAGGGCCTTCGTACAAGTTTTGGAATAAAGAAGAGGCTAATCGCTATAAAGGAACTATTATGGCGGTGAGTCTTATCTGTAGAGAATATGGGGCACCTGCCCTACTAAACTATTTGAATGGTCCGGGATGGAACATATTTTATGTAGGGTTTTATAAAACCGTTCCCGACTATATAACAGATGGAGTAAGAAAATCAAAAGAAAAGTTAGATCTGATCCCTATTCCTAAAGAAGTTGAGGCAGAACAGACTTATGTTATTGTTGCAGAAGATGTTGTAAGAAACGGGTCCAAGTGTAAAGGACTTTTTGGTAGATTAAAAAAGATTGAGGCAAATAGTGGCTAAAAAAGCAAAAAAAGAAGAAGTTGATGTTGAAGAAAGCAATGAAGTTGGTAAGATTCTTAGTAATATTAAGAAAAAATATGGTGACATTATAAGGAGCGGAACAGAGATTCTTCATAATAAAAAGAGTCTTAAAGCCGTATCTGTTAGCCCTATTTTCGATATCGCCCTAAAGGGTGGTCTTAGAGAAGGCACTTGGGTAATGATTTCTGGAGCACAGAAAAGTGGTAAAACAAGCACTCTTATGCAACTTGCCTGTAATTGCCAAAAGGAGGGTCGCCCGGTAATTTATATTAATTCCGAAGGTCGCCTCAGTGAAATGAATTTTGAGTTAAAGGGCCTAGATCCCTCTAAAATGATTATTGTAACTGCGGAAGATAAGCCGTTATCAGCCGAAGCTTTCTTAGATATCGCTTTGCAACTAATTTCGGCAAAAGAAAATGAGGGGGCCTTGTGTATCATAGATTCTGCTTCGGCCCTAATATGTAGTAAGGAACTAGAAGATGATGTTACGGGTTCTATGAGGCCGGGCTTACCCAAAATTCTGTCAAATTTCGTTAGGAAGGCGGGGCAAATCGTTCCTAACAACAAAATCATCATGGCTGTTGTGACACACATGATTACAAATACGAGTGGTTACGGCCCCTCTAAAATGGCGGACTGCGGCGTTAAGATTCAGTATCAAGCAGACACCCGCTTAGAAGTAAAGAGTATCGAGCCTTGGATGAGCAAAGAGGTTCAGATTGGACAAGCTGTTAACTGGAAGATACATTATAGCTCTATGGGCACCACCGGAGTAGAATGTAAAAGCTGGATCAGGTACGGAGTGGGGATTGATTCTACTCAAGAACTTCTAATGCTTGGAGAGGAACTAGGGCTTATTAGTAAAGCTGGTGCTTGGTACACTTGTGATTTCCTAAAAGAAGATGAATCATTCTATACCTTATTTCCAGATTCAGATCCTGAAAAGTTTTGCAAGTTTCAGGGGCAGGAAAAGACCTACATGTTTTTATCAGATAATCCTCCTGCATTAAAACTACTCAGTGATAAAATTAAAGAGATGCTTGCGTGAAAGTAGTCGGCATTGATGGCAAAGAATACTCGTGGTCGCTGAAGCAAGCTGCCCGAGAAGATGGGTCTAGGTCTGACCTACACTTAAAGGCCCGAGAATTATTAAAACTAATATTCCCCTTTGACCTGATCTACGAGGAAATTTCCTTGCCCGGTTCGGCCACAAAAGGAAAAAATTCCATTCTATTTGGTGATTTTTATATTCCTTTACGCAGTATAATGGTAGAGGTCAATGGGTCCCAACATAGCAACTATACCCAGTTTTTTCACGGTAATAAACTGGAGTTCGCTCGGGCCAAAATGAGAGACAAGATAAAAAAGCAGTGGTGTGAGCTTAACGGGATCACCTTGGTAGAGTTTGAACACAACGAAACAATAGATCAGTGGAAAAATAAGTTATGACTCCCGACGAACTAGTCGAAGATTTCCTCCACAAGATAGATTTTTGGGTCGAAAACTCAGGATTTGTTAAGGGCGAATTTGACAAGGAAAAAATAGCATATATTCTAGATCGAGACCCTGAAGATATGAGGGAGATGTCCTCTGAATCCATTCTCATAGATACTTTTTCTTTGTATGGCTATCTTGAATCGTTACAGTCGGCCCACAATCATCAAAAAATGGTGGCAGATTTTGCTGAAACATCCATCCTCTCAATAATTTCTCCCAAGCTAGTCCCAATTCAGGGCGACTACACGAAGCATGAGGTAAAATACATGCTAGCAATAAAAGAAGATCCACTTTGTTCAAAGTTATTTAAACTGTCCCTTTTAGCAAAGGCCCGAATGAATGAAGTTGCTGGAAGAATTCAGATAATAACTAAGTTAGGGGAAATTATGAACGATATCGCTAAGAGAAAGAAGTTTAAATATGAGTAACATTGAAGTAGCAAAAGATTTGTTGAGAAAAGGCATTCTTTTGGGCGATCCAGATCTAATAGCCATCGCTAACAAACTGTTGGGCGAACCAGAGCCTGAGTCTGTTATTATAACAGATACGTCTTTCAAGCAGTCCAAGGCGACAAATGTGAGCAAAAGAGGCCGTCCACCAAAAAAATCACAGGCATCTATTGACAAGGAGCAAAGCTTTATTACAATCAAGCCAAAGAGGTCCGACCGGGAGGTTAGGTGGGAGGGCAACACTTGGAGTGATTCGGGCGAAAATGGCGATTTAAATAAGAAAGATTTAAAAACACCAAAGGTAACTCCCGTCCCTCGCCGCCCCAAGTATAAGAAGGTGAGTCATAAATGCAGCAAGTGTATGCAGGATTTTATGATTTATCCACACAGCGTAACAGAATTTTATAAATGTGAAAAATGCCTAAGAGAATTGACGGGAAAATAGTTTTATGCCAACAAAAGAACCAGTTCCACCTCCTGTAAAGATACCTGTTTATCCAAAAACCGTTTCCGGTCACATCCCTACAAGTCCACCACCTCCCATTAAAAAATGACAACTTATAAAAAACAATGGGATGGAGGATGTGTTATGCATGTTGGGCCTCAATTTTTTAAATTTTTAGAAAGAAATAATATGGAAGAACTTAACAAATCTAACGAAGAACTTGACAAAAAAGAAAATTATAAGGTGGGTGAATGTGGAATCATTTATAATAAAAATTGTTACACAACAACTGACCCGGTATTTTTAGAAAGAAATAATATGGAAGAACTTGATAAATCTAATGAAGAACTTGACAAAAAAGAAAATTAT